GTTTTAGTGGAGCCACTGGTGCCACTGCTAAAATTTGCATTAGCAAAGACAGCCGCTCTTGCTGTGGCTTTACTTGTCCACGACGCATCCGTCCCAATTATGAATAACTGGTTTGGATCATCGGCGACAAAAGCCTTTACAGGAAAGTTGCTGTCCGCCCCGGAACCGGGCCAATAATTTGACCAAATGGTTTTCGAGGTAGTGCTGGATACATATTCACACCCTACGAAAGCGCCTACCAAACTAACCGATCCACCAGCCGCAGCGCCTACCAGTGAAATATATCCCGTAGAAAGGGGGATAACTGGAGAGCCGTGGTAGATGGCGGTTGTGTTGCCATTTGCAATTTCATACGGAGTGTAGCCTGTAATGCCAGTGGAGTTAGTGCCTTGACCTAATTTAGCAATGGGTTGTAACCCCATTGCAGAATAAGTATTAGCCATTGGTTCTTACTCCCAAATGGAGCAGTTCACGATTTTCGTGGACCGCCAAAAGTTACACGAGTCTGACGATTTGGTCTATCAATCGTCATTGTTGAATGAGCATTCTCGCGCATCATGTCGTGATCGACTGCGTCCATCAAATCTTGGCTTTTACTAGCAAAATAATCAGTACGTTCCTTCACTGTTTCCAGTGGAATCCGCGCCAGAATCAATCCGCCAACGCCAAACACACCTTCATATCGACCTGACTCCATAACCGGAGCTTCAAAATCAGGATACTCATCTTTTCTAACAAACTCATAGCCTTCGCGAAGACGTGCTGAAATGTTTTGACGATCATCAAAACCACGTACTTCCGCTCTTAGCCAACGATGTTTATATCCTTCTGGTGCAGGTGGTGCATCCAACATGGTGGGAGGAACCCACGGCTTACGCTGCGCCGTTTCTTCCCTCGTCTTTTTTGCGCGAGGAGAACGATCAATGCCTTCGAAGCGGTCTGTTTCTACTTCTTTGGTCATTTTCCTACTCCTTCACGTATTTCGCGTATTCTTCAAGCGGCACACCCAATTTTTTAGCAATAGTTACTTGGCTAGGGGTGAGTCTAACCTTTTTCTTTCCGCGCCCGGACGAAGAAGAACGAGATACTCCAGCAACTGTCTGGGCGGCGCGTTTGCTGGTCCCATTAAATTTTTGCGGAAACTCTTTATGTAACCGCTCATCGAGTTCACTATAGTATTCCTCGCTCTGAGGGTCAAATCCCTCACTTTCCACCATTTTTTTATGGATCCCAAAGGCCGCGAAGGTCATAGCCTCATCCTGTCCAAACCACTCATTACGAGCGGCCCATCTTTCCGCTTTTGGATCAGGGATGGGGGGAGCAACTTGAGGTTGCGCCGGTTGGCTTAAGGCTTGTGCCTGTTGCGTATACGCAGCCTGTTGCTGGGCCAAAAGCTGGTCCTGCTGTATCTTGGCCTGTTCATAGCGATCCTGGGCTACAGCCAATTGAGTCATGGCTTTTTGTGCAGCTACCGTGGCATCCACATCCCCCAATTCCACCGCTTTCTTTAATTCATTTTCGGCTTGTTGCTGCTCGGCATTAATTCGGTTGCCATATTCCGACACATAGCCTTGGTCCAATTGCTGCATTCGCGCCTTAAGGCCTTCCGATTCATGTTGGACGTTTTGAGCATATTTAATGGCTTCTTCTCGTTGTCTTTCAGCTTCCCGCATTTTTTTCGTTAAACGATCAATGCGTTTTTGAACCGTGGTCCCATACTCTTCTTGTTCAGTTTTCCCTTCAACTTCAATAACTTGCTCTTCAGCTTCAGGAGAAACTTCAGGAGAAATTTCTACTTCTGTGGCTTCTTCATCAAATTCCAAGGGAACCTGCCCATTGTCAGCTTCGTGTGCCTTTTGCTGTGTTTCTGCCATAACTGCTCTCTTTTAGAAATTAAAAATGTCGTCTGGGTCAAGAATAGTGGCTAAAACCTCATCATCATTGATGATTCGAACCTCGCCACCTTCTATTCGAAGCCTGGACCCCGCGTACCTAGCAATAACAATCCAGTCTTTTTCCTTGCACCAAGCCCCATCGGGATATTTCTCTTTATCCTTATAGGCCAAAGAACCCTGTTTTAAGACATAGGCAACAACCGTTTGTATTTGACCCTCTTCAATGGTTTTGTCCGGTAGGTGAATACCTCCGTCCGTCGTACCTTTTCCACGATATGGGAGAATAAGCATTCTCCAACCCGTAGGGCTTGGCATCCTTTCCAAAAGGGTATGATCAAGAAGGGTGGGGTCCAGTACGCGGATATCTTCCTTGACGTACAGGTTGTCTACATTCTGAGCAGCTTCAGTCATCCATTTGCTCCTGTTTTTCTAGCAGGCCCGAGAGTTCCTGTAAAACGTAATTTAGGGCGTTTAGTTCACCCATGAGTTCCCTATATTGTTCTATAGATTTTATACCATTATTTTCTAAAACATCCAGAACAATCGTCTTTCGTTCCCTAATCGTCCGTTGTATAAACTGAACAATATCAAATGAATCCATTCCTTTAAGCCTCCTTTTTTACCCCTAAAGACATATTAGCGGAAAAGGACCGACGCTCACCTTCACCATAGAAGGGATACGCTGCGTGAAATAGATAGGAAGGGAAAATATAAAGATCGCCTATTTCAGGCTTGAGACATAAGTTACCTGCACAACATACCAGCGAAGTCCCATAAATAAAGTCCAAATACCCTTCGGTAACGGTTTTATTGACGTTCTTGCTATTGGTATCAGAGATGGTGTCTGGAACCTTTAGGTACAGTACGCAGGAATAACTCCCGCTTGTATGCATATGCGTAGGGTTATAGTCGTTCTCAAATGCGCGAACAAACCAACTTTTATGAACAACTAAACTTTCAGGAACTTCTGTCTGCTCTTCCTTACGCTCATTAATAAAGTGTTCATACAAGCCTTTTGTAAGTATGAATAGCATATTTCCAAAATCGGGCACCTTCTCAAGATTGAAAGACCACTCTTCCTGAACGTGCCCCACTAAGTCTTTGGAAATATCCAACTCCTCCCGATTCTCTGTTTCCAAAATCTCTTCACAATATGAATTAAGCGTATCCAATATGTTTGGAGGAACGGTTGCTTTCAAAATGCGCGGACCAAACGGTGTTAATACCTGTGCCTCGATTTGATGTTCTTCCATTTATTCTTCACACATCATTTCGTACGATTTTTTCTGCGTCTTATCCAACCGATTTAACCAACCCCTTCCAAAGGTAGCAAAAGTGGATAAACGTCTGTAAAACATTTCCCTTTCCTTTGCATATCTATGGATCAGATAACCGGGACCACGATCATCAATTGCCTTTAACGTAATCGGACCAATAGCGCCGTCCTGCGCGACATTTATTATCTTCTGTAGGGTTTTAACAGCCCTTGACGGACCAGAGTTCACGGCCCAGTCAAAAACACTGAAATCCAAGCCTTCTGGTAATTCTTCTCCGCACACCTTGTCCCAGTAACTTTCCTTATAAATCTCTTTGGCATGTTCGAGCGGCATTTTCCTCATGTCTTCTTCCGTTACAGGACGACCTAAATGGTTTTCATAAGCAACCTGTGTAACACCCATGTTGGTACGGCCACCGGGATCTTCAGGATGATCTACATAACCCCCTTCATGTTTCAAAACCTGTTCCAAGCATCTGTCAAAATTGCCCTTCACTTATTTAGTAAGCCCTTTCATTTTTTCAAACGTGCGAAGTCCACCAAGGCCCAGCATCCCCATCAAAACCGTCATCAGACTGTTCATGTCAAAAACCGGAAGCTCCGGCACTTCTGCACCGGACCATGCAATAAAAAATATAGTGACCGGCACACCAACAAAATGCCACGCCAAAGCAACACCACAAACCCAGCCAATGAAGGGACGCCATCCCGCCACGAAAACAGTTCGGTGTTGGGCTTCTTCCTTGTTGACCTCAACCTGCGCTAGATTAATCTGCGCCGCATTTTCAAGTAAGGCGGTTTCAATAGCCCGTTGTGCTTCCGCCGCTTTCTCTTTATCAGGGAAAAATCGGTCCAGTACATTCCCAAGAATAGGCGCTATTTGTGGAATAAGTGCCGAGATCATGCGCGTTTCCTTTTTTTACGACGTTTCTCGGCGTTACGCATCGCAATGGCTATGGCCTGTTTCTGCGGATAGCCTTCCTCCATCAGCCGTCGAATGTTCTCACTGATGGTCTGATCACTGGAACCACGTTTAAGCGGCATGGCTATGCAATCGTAAAGCTACCGCCTCGTTGTGCTGCGCCCATACCACGCTTTTGACCTTTCGTGATTTTGGCCTTTCCTATGTTCGGGGTTTTTCTTTGCGTGGCTTTGGGATAGGGAATACTGCCCTGACCCTTAATGACCGCCTTGTTCTCCGGTTTTGGCGCTTCTACCGGGCCGCTAATGATCTTTACTACACCCATGCTATTGCCCTCTGTTGCCTTGCTGCTGTAAACGCATTATCTCACGCTCACGAGCAGCATCAATACGGGCTTTCGTTTGACCCTCCTGACTCGTGAGGCGCTGTTGAAACTCCTGACCTTTGCGAACTTCCTTAGTTTGGTCAAGCTGCAATTCGGCTTGATCCTGTGCAATATCCGCCTGACTCTTTTGACCCTTGATCGCCAGTTCCTGCTCTTTCAACGCGATCAACGGATCAGGGCCTTCCTGTTGACCCATGTTCGCAATTTGATCACTTAATGCCTTCAGGTTTTGCATTTCCTGTGCAATTAATTGTGCTGTTAGTGCTTCCAGTTCATATTGTTCTTGACCTTCAGCGACTTGTCCCTGCTGTCCCCCAGCTTTCTGTTGCTGCTGGGCATACATAATCGGAGCCTGTTCCTGCGCTTTGAGTTTGGCATGTTCCATGATGTGTTTTTGTAGAGAAATAGATATCGCAGGCATTCCCTGTACAGTGCCTGAAGTTCCAAAAACTAAATGCGCCATAATATGAGCATCGTGTTCCTGTCCTTCAAATGCCCTCAACTCCGTATTTTCAAGCGCATCAATATTTTCCTGTGCCGGGTCTTTTGGCTCCGGTTCGTCCGTAGAAGGTGTGTTTAACAACTTCTCAATATCCCGTACCCCCATCGCCTCATACATACGTCGAAACGCTTCAAACATGTTATGCATTTCGGGAGCCTGCGTAGCAAGCTGCATTTGTGTTTGCGCCAGCGTAATCCGTTGTGCCTGAGAAAAAACATTGGGGTTGGATACCGGCAAAATATCCACCCGATCATCAAAGTCTTTCGCCTTAATATTTTGATCAGCGTTCTCAACGGCATAGGGATATTCCGGCGGTAAATAATCCGCCATGACTCGCGCCAGAAGTTTAAATTCCTGTCGCATGGCATAGTGCATTCGTTTATGCACCGCACTCATCACACGGGTGCCCTGCTCCAGCATGGCAATCGTCGTACCAACTGCCGCACCTTGGTTGCCGTCTCCAACCTTCAAATCCGTAATCGTGGCAAAACGCTGGCCGGCTTCAACTACAAAGCCCAAAAGCTGAAACAGCGTGGCGTCCGGCCCCTTGAAGGGAAGCGGCATCAAGCTGTCACGAATAGCGCCCCCCGGCGCATCCACGTCTCGGAACTCTCCAGGCTGTAACGGGTCTTCGTCGTCCCGGATCCGTAGGCCGCGAGCCTTGAATCCTGCAGGAAGGTTCGACAGCGTACCGGCGTCGATAAGTTGACGCAGTGCAGCAGTGGCTGTGCGGGACAGCCCACCAATCGTGTGAATCAGGCCCAGTCCATAGAAACCAAATCCAGGTAGAAACTTGTAATGTACAAAGTATTGGATCTTTCGTTTCTGTGGATCGTCTTCCTGATAATTACGTTTAATTGACAGCACCTGCCCATTATCTTCACTAATGGTAACTAGATAAGGTACTTTTATTCCGGTGGGTTCTCCGTCTTCTCCGATTTCTTCATACCCCGGCAGATCCAGGTCCACGTGGCATTCCAGCAACGTACAATCATAGTCGATAGTCGATGGATGAACGCCTTCAAGATATTCCAACTCTTTGGATATACCAGAGCTTTCAGACTGCGTAGGATGGACCGGGATATCTCGATAAAAGCCAGAAATTTGTTTTTTACGCAAATCGTTAAGGGGTGTTCGCACAACCTGCGTAATATTCGGGCAAGTTTCGAGGTCACTCGCTTCAAAAGGGACGACAAGGTGTTCAGCAGGGACGAAACTGCTGACCGCACGCTCCAAAGTTTCATCGTAGTACACCTTTTTAAAAGTGGAACCCGCCAAGGGCAGGTAAAAAAGCATCTGATCAAATTCCGGCGTGTATTCCTCCATCACATTGGTGATGTAATAGTTCATAAATTCCTGTACACGCTTAGACTGCTGTTCTTTTTCAGCGGTCAAATCGCCCATAATGACCGTTCTTACAGGACCACCGGGCGGCAGCATTTCATTAAACGCCTGTGCCTGAAATTGCGTGGCTGCTTCGGCCAGCAAGGGGTGTGTGACGCCGGTCGCACCACGGAAAGGCTGTGTTCGCTCCTCGTAATGGAAACCCAGTAATTCCAACCCGTTGGCATAGGCATCTTCCCAATCCCCACGCGACGTTTTGTTGGCTTCAAATTCAGCGGTCAATTCGTTGGCAATGACGCCCAGTTCGCGGTCATCCAGTTCTTCTGCCAGATTATCGAAAAAGTTTCCAGACCCCCTTTCCCTGGAAGCACTTGGATCCAGGTCAACAATAACCCCACCATCCTCTATCTCTTCAATAGAGATACCCTCCACAACAGGTCTTCGAGATGGGAAAAGTGTTCCCGGCTGCTCGATTTCAATATCCAGTTCCAGTTCCTTGAGATCAGGATTGTCGTCCTGTCGCTCTATCAGCGATACGCGAGGATCGTTAGCCATGCTTTATGTCCTGATTTTTGAGCATTATACAAACATTGACCGTGCGGTTTCGTTCAACGAGTTAACCCCACCGCCATTGGTATAGCGGGTCATGTTTCGTGCTATTCCGTTAAGGGAATTGACGCCGCCCCCACCTGCATATTCCGCTGACCGGACATCTTCTTTTCGTACTTTTATGTGTGTGTCTGTTTCAGCCTCCCGAATCAGTAACCACCCATTAGGAAGGGGTCTTTCAAAAAAGAACCTACCCGTAGCATTTGCGACAGACACTTTTTGACCCAGCTTAAGTTCTTCGGGGGGAAGTGGTGGTGTTTCATCTCTTGGATGTAAGCCCCGTTCCTGAATTGCTTTACGAATATTTGGGGGGACTTCCTTTTCAGGACCATAGGTGTTTGTTAAAACATCCAGCATTTTTTGATCAGCGAGAGGTATACCATCTCGTGTAAGAACTTTAGCTCGTTTTGCTAAGTCCTCGAACAGCACCATGTTACGGGTGCCTTCTCCGGCTGCTCGACTTCCTTGATCGTAGTATTTGATGCCGGGGATGCCTAGCGCATTAAGATACTCAGACGCAAGTTGTTGTGCGCCGCCGGGACGACCACCGCTTTTATCAATACCAACTTCGGCAAGTAATTTTTTACCATGAACGCTTGATAGTCTATCAACTGCACGCTGATGAAAATCAGCCCCAGTGAGGCGCTCCCCATACTTATTATTAGCAGGCACATCACCGTCATACAGTCCTCGAACCGCGCTTTGCACACTCTGCGGCTGCTCACTCAGCGGCGCATCCCAATCCAGCATCTTGGCTATATCTCCATCAGGGACATCTATTTCGTAGAAGTGACCGCTGCGCTTAACTTCCCCCTTAGTAACCATGTTAATGGCGTCTTTAACTTGTTCGTTTGCTTTTTTCTGCGCTAGATTCTTGCTGTAACTTCTTTGTTTCAACACATTTTGCAAATGCTCTAACGCATTGTCACCATGTTCATCAACTGCTGTTTGCGCTATCCACTTAGCGTCAAACTCAGT